ACCTGTCTGAAATTGGTCAGCCTCAGCGTTACGACCGCGGCGTGTAGTTATGCCATCAACCTGGCTAGAGACATCAACGATGACGGCCGCGTTATCTGCCAAAATGTTAGTGCCGATAATGCCCTGGCCGATAATCATGGCTTGGGCAAAACTTGGCCCGGTGCCAAAATTTATAAACGCATTTACCGTAGGTACTGGCATTAAAGCGCCCCTGCAAATGACAGGTTATCGCCCATGCGGTTTAACTTTTGGATCACGCGCTGCATAGTTTCGGTTAGCGCATCCTCGGTGCCAAGCGGTGTGCTAATTGTAAAGTTATTTACCGTAGGTGGTGAGTAGGTAAAGGATGGACTACTAGGGCTGTAGTCGTAAATGCCCTGCGGGTTGCCTTCCTCTGGCATATTGCTAACCATCGGCGGTGTATATACAAAAGATGGCGCGCTCGGTGTGTAGTTGTAATTGCCTGCAGGGTTGCCGATCGATGCCAAGCCTTTAGCTGCCCGGTCTGCTTCTTGTGCCAAGTAGCGCAGGGTATCGGCGGCTGCCAATTCTGCCTTCATCTTGACTAGGTTAGCCTCATCAAGCTGCGCCATGCGCTTGGCAGCTGCATTAGCATCCTCATCCATGATGGTAAGAAGGCTGCGTATGCGTGCCTTCTCGGCCTCATCGGTCGAGTTAGCCAGGGCTGTCTCTAGGTTGATGCGGTCTACGTCAAACTTCTTTTTTAACTGGTCTAATTCTGCCTGCTTTTTCTTGGCTGCTAACTCGGCTGCAGATAACTTTTGCTTTTCTTTTTCCGTGGTGTTTTGCTTCTTAATCGTATTTACTAGCTTGGCACGCTCGGCTTGCTCCATTGTGAAGTACATCGATGTAGGTGAGTAAGCCACGCCCTTGCCTGTGCTATCGCCACGCATTTGGCTGCCTAGTTGTGACAATTTACTAATGTTGGCAAATACGCTAAGGCCAAATAACTTGCTTAAATTGGTCTCATTAAAGGTTTTGATTAGTTCAGCGAATAGGTAAAGAGTATCTGCCGTGGCCTTGCCAAAATTTTCCATGTTATCGGTAGCAGTCTGGATGCCATCTGATCCACCTAATAGCGCGATGCTATCTAGCAGGCCTTTTCCGATCTCCTCTTTAGCTCCTTCTGCAGCAACGGTCAGGGCGTTCATTTGCCCTGTGTAAGTCTTGGTCGCAGCTAACGCCTGGCCTGAAAACTTTTGCTGAAGTTCGGCCATGATTTTATCCATGTCACCGCTTGCCAACGTGGTTTTAGACAAACCTGCGCCCAAGCGGCTCAAGGCTGTGGTCTGGCCTGCAAAACCTTTTGCCAGCGCCATTGAAACTGAGCCTAAATCTTTACCTGTTCCCGCTGAAATTGAAAGGGCAAGCTCTAAGGCCTTTTGGCTCTGGGTAATTGATGAGGTGGCCTGCAGCAAGGTCTGAAACGCCGGGCGAAGCTCATCATCGAGCACCTTGTAAGTATCCTGGAGCCTAGATATAAAGCCTTCGGTGGCTATTGTAGCGAAGCCGTTGCCAGTATTTTTAAGCGCTATCTCTAGCGACTTGGCTGCCTTCTCATCGGCTGCAAATGCCTTAACCGATGCCTTGCCAAATGCGTAGATTTTCTGCGCAGCAAATAAAGTAATAAAAGATTTTGCCAGCTTGTTGGTAGTTTTCTGGAATTGTGTTAGCTGCTTCTCGCCCTTTACTAAGGCTGATCCGTTCCACTTGGCAATAGCCGCGACTACGATATTTGCCATTATGCGGCCGCCTTATACTTACCCATAGCTTTGCCAGCATTGAATTGTGCTACGGCTGTATCTAAAGCCAGGTTTACAGCTCTTGCAGCTCTGCCGTTGTCCTCATCCCATGCTCGATAAATTAAACGGCCGCGCTGGTCTGTGTTGCCAAATCTAGGGTCAGCTGTGCCACGTGTGCCATATATCGGCCCTAACGGCTCTAAGAATTGTGCGCGGGCATTTGGGTTAAGGCTGCGCGATGGCTTACGAGATCCTGATAGGCGGCCAGATGTCTCATAAATAGCACCGCCTGCAGATGTGTTAGCGATGTAATGCGTAACCTGAAATCTACGTCTAAATTTAGCGCCTGCAACTTCGCCAGAATTGTTAGCACCCTGACGATAGATAATGCCTTTTACAACCTCGGACTGATCGTATTTTGGAAATGCCCGGTATTTTCTAGACTGTGGCCCGAAAGCATCTGCCTTAGTCCAGCCGCTAAGCATTTGGCTATTGGCAGGTGCATAGGCCTGAGCTTTTTCAAGAATAGGCATCATGGCATTTTTTATTTGTTTATTCATTTGATTAGCCAGGTTGCGGTCTAAATTGCGCATGTCTTTAAGAGTGGCCTGTACGCCTGTGACGTTTACTGGCATTGGCTCGCTCCTTTGCTCGATCTCCTAATACTTGCAGTACTGCTTTAAACATGACCTCATCCATCGCCAGGACTTGATCGGGGCTAATTTTTAACTCGATAGCCAGACTAGCTACCAGGTAAGTAAATGAACCCCGATCTATCCTTTTGGGCTTTCATCCTCGATCACTTCGACCGAGATTAAATCTTTGAGAAAATCGTCACCAAAAGGCGGGATTACCTCGGTACGCATTAGCGCATTATGAGCAAGCCAATAGAGGTCAGAATTTTTTTCGTGCTCACGTAGCTGCTTATACAAGCCTTGACCTGCCATTTTTTCAAACGCGACTTCAACCACCGGGGTAATGCTTACGATGCTTTCCCCAGTAGCCCTTACGATTTTTAGCCGTGCCATTGTTCGCCCCTTAGTTAAATGATCCTGAAGTTGCGTATGCAACCGCAGATGTGCACGTAAAAGTCATAGATGAGCGTGCAAAATCCTCTGGCCCACCTGTACCCACAGGAGTCAAGTTATTGACCAAAATAGATACTGTGTACAAAGGGTTGCTCGCGCTAATGACGGTTGCTGAAGCAGCGCGTACTGGCACGATCAAAGCAGTTACGGATGTGCCGTAAGCAGCTTGCAAAGTTGCCTGTACTTTTGATGCAGCCCAGTCATTAAGAAAATCTACTGTTAGCGTAGATGCTTCTAAGCCTTTTGCAAATTGGTGAGAAGTTGCGCCCATCGCAGTAGTTTCAACTTCGTCAAATGTCTGCGTTAGCGTAATGCTTGTTACGTACTCGCTAAGGTCTACGGTGGCAATTTTCAGGCCAACGTTATTATCTAGATAAATTGCCACGTCTTATTCCTCATCCTTCTTAGTAGTTTTGCCTGGAATTGGCAGACCAAGTTTTTTTAATACTTCGATGTCTGCCTCGGTTATCTGTTGATCTGCCATGTTTAGCTCCAAGTGGTTAGTACGGTTATTGATAGGTCTGCCATAAGCAGGCTCCCACTTTCAGCGTTTAGTACTGTAGGCGCTGAAATTTGGGTAACGCTAAATACGATCGCGCTATTTGCTAGCTTGTTAAATACGGCGATCATTGTGTCCTCAATGCCAGCCAGGTTGCCCTGATTATCAAATGCTGGCACCGTCATAGTTATTTTAAAATTTGCTTGTGGCCTAATAGCAGCCTGGTTAAAGTGGCCGTTAGCAGGCACGATGTAAGGATCGCCGGGCGATACGATCACGCTGTTAGCCATGATGGTTGCAGGTGGATAACTAAAGGTCTGCCACACGCCAGCATTTGCTAAGGCGGTTGCAATAGTTGTCCGTAGGGTTGTAATAGCAGCTGGCATCTGTCAGCCGATCATCGATGCGGGCGATAAATACGGGGCTAAAATCCCACGGATTTTGCCGATCATTGTGTTACCGAGCCTATAGGGTGACGGCCCCATATCGACTGATACGCCGCCTGTCTGACTGACTTGGCGAGCTTGCCAGATATCTACTGCCAAAATCATCGCTGCCTCGCGCACGCTGGCTGTAGTAGCGTATGCCTCGGTTTTAGTGTCTGCGCCTGTAGCTGTGCCATAAGGCAGTACACGTCTAAAGTTTTGGTCGGCGGCTGTCTTGGCATACTGAATGAAGCTGTAGCCTGCAGGGTTTTGGAAATACTGCAGCTGTAAATTAAAGGCTGGCAATATGTTGCCTGTGCCTGTGCTAAATGGGATCGTGCCTGTGACTGTATAGGTGCCGTTAAATGTTGAACCAGCCCCGGCGATCGTTACAGACTCGGAAGTAGTAAAGATGCCAGGGTTGGCCAGCATTACGGTAGCCACGTTACTTACTAACGCAGTTCCCACTACCGCAGCGCTATCGAACCATAAAAAACTATTGATTTGATCTTGCGCGGCTTGGCAGCATGTTTCTACATCGCTGTCTGAGTACAAGCTGCCGATGCCTAAATTTGCACGTAACTCAGCGACCGTTACATACGTTGCAGGCATTTTGTACTCCTTTTGCGTTATGGGGTCGGTGGGGTCAAGGGCTTAGACCCCACCGACTTCTAGGGATTTAGTTCAGGTTAAACTTGACGATACCCTTAGGCATCTTGGCGATAGTTGCCATGTAACCATAAATGGCCACCTGTACCTGAAGGTTGCTTACCACGTTTACAGACATGTAAGCCTGTGGTGACTGGTAAACAGTAAATGCCTCAGGTGCAAGAATTACAGCTGAGTCATCGATAGTTGTAGTGGCTGTGAAGTTCTTATCTACGTAAAGGTCAAGACCTAGCACGTTGCCGCGGATGCTGCCAGGCTGTGTTAATCCTCCGGCGTTCATCGGCTGACTGGCCGAATAAATTGGTCTCCCCGTTGTATCTGTACTTCCCATGAGTAGTTGCCATTGTGATCCATTGGCGATGTAGTTATTTGCAAAATAACCAGTCGCTTCATAAACCTTACGGGCTGAGTCAGATGCGAACTCGATAATACCAGCTGAGTCTGCATCGCATCCTGATGAGTACTGACCTGCAGAAATAAGCGCTGCTAGTACTGTTGTGTCAATAGTCTTTAGGTATGCGTTTTGTAGTTGGTTAGTCAATTCACTAAAGAAATTGCCATCACCATATCCGCGCTCTAGCAATTCGATGCTGATGGTGTTCATACCAGCATATTTAGATACTGTACCTGTTAGGTAAGCAGTTTCCATGCCTGTGTTTTGTACTGCGCCTGCTTCTAGTTCAACTGTTACAACTGGTGCAACACCTGTACCGCCGCCTGCAGAAGTTACAAGTGAAGGCACGTTAATTGTCATACCGTTAGCAGGTAATGTGCCACGTGAACACGCATCAATAGCAGGTGTGCCAAAACGTGTGTTAGTTGGAAATTCTGATAGATACTGTGTTGGATTAAAACCAGGGTTTGTCGAGAAGCTGTCATCGGCTGCGGTTACGTATAGACGTGAGTCATCGTTACCTAGTGCAGCTTTGATTTTGTGCTCGGTG